AAATACGTTTTTCTGGCCTGACGTTGACCTGCAGCAGCTGCGCGATTCACTGCGCTATGAGGGAACGGTCACGGCGCAGCGCCTGCGCCTTGCCGTGAAGACGGCGATTTCAGAAGTGAACGCCGAGCTGTACGACTGGCGCGCCGCGCAGATGACTGCGGGCTTTAAGGTGCTGGCCGACGTGCCTGCGGAATCGCTCGACGGTGAGAGCGAAAAGGTCACGGCGTACCTTGCCGCCGTCAGCGCGCTGACCGCCGCCACCATCGTTGAGCGCTATCGCGGCTATGACGCCAGCGGCACGAAAAAAGCGGGCGAAATTGAGGCCAGCGCCGACGAGTACTGGCGCGACGCGCGATTCAGTATCAGCCGCATTGCCGGTAAGCCTGGCTGCATTGTGGATCTGCTCTGATGAACATTTACGCACAGCAGGGCGATACCGTTGACGAAATCTGCCAGCGCTATTACGGGCGAACCGGGCAGGCCGTCGAGCTGGTTTACGCGGCTAATCCGGGCCTTGCCGAAAGCGGGCCGGTGCTGCCGCACGGCTGTGAGGTAACGCTGCCCGACCTACCTGAATCTTCAGCTGGTGAAACCGTCAACCTTTGGGACTGAAAATGGAAAAAATCAGCTCTGTGATCAACTACCTGATAGGCCTCATCCTCATGTGGTTCGGCCGTCATACGCCACAGGATATCGCCTTTATGGTCGGCTCCGGCGTGGCCGTTATCACGCTCATCACTAACGTGGCGACGTTCTTTATCAACTGGCATTACCGCCGTAAAACCTACGAGCTGCAGCGCCTGCGGGGGGTGAGCCTTGAGCCAGACCGTTAAACGCTGCGCCGTGGTGGCCGTGCTGGCTATTGCTGCGCTGCTGCCACAGTTTAAAACCCTGAAAACGTCCGAGGCCGGGCTTGCGCTCATCGCCAACGCTGAGGGGTGCCGCACCTCGCCCTATCAGTGCAGCGCCGGAGTCTGGACGAACGGCATCGGTCATACAGAGGGCGTGACGCCGCAAAGCCAGGTCAGCGAGCGGCAGGCGGCGGTCAATCTGGTGTATGACGTGATGCGCGTCGAGCGCGGGATCGATGCCTGTATGCGCAGCGATATGCCACAGCCGGTCTATGACACGGCCGTGTCATTCGCCTTTAACGTCGGCGTGCGCGCGGCCTGCAGCTCGACCTTTGCCCGTTACATCAGGCTGCAGCACTGGCTTGATGCCTGTAACGAGCTGCGCCGCTGGGTGTTCGTTAAGGGCGTGAAAAATCGCGGGCTGGAAAACCGCCGCGCAACCGAAACAGCCTACTGCCTGCGGGGTGTGTCATGACGCGCCTGATAGCGCTGCTTCTGGCCGTCGCCCTGCTGGCGCTGGGCGTGACCGGCTGGCAGTGGAAGGTCGCAAAAGACGACCTGACCAGCGCACAGCGCATTATCGGCACGCTGTCAGCCGGTATCGAGAGGCGCGACAGGGCAATAGCCCGGCTGGATGCCGATGCGAGGGCCAGCCAGAAGCGTGAGGCTGAGCTGCGGCTGATGCAGGGGCGAGCCAGCACGGCCGCGCTTAACCGTGAAATGACCATACAGAGAGAAACCGATGCGAATCCGATATTGCGTGACTGGTCTGCTGCTGCTCTGCCTGACGATGTTATCCGGCTGCACACCCGCCCGGCCTTCAGCAGCACCAGAGATTATCTGGATTGGGTGTCCGCGCGTGACAAGCTGCCCGGTGCCGGGAAACAGCCTTAAAACGGCGGGCGATCTGGCGGCGGATAATCGCCAGCTTGAGGCCGCACTCGCTGCCTGCGGGCTGCAGGTCGAAATCATCAAAGACTGCCAGGAACAACACGATGCAGAAACCCCAACAATTACGCCAGGCGCTGACCGACAGCGTGCCGGAGCTGCAGCGAAATCCTGACGCGCTCAACGTGTTTATCGACAGCGGGCGCATCGTCTCGACGCTTGCCAGCTCGCTGTCGTTTGAATACCAGTACCGGCTTAACATGGTCATCACCGACTACGCCGGTAACATCGACCTGCTGATCGTGCCACTGCTTGCCTGGCTGCGTACAAATGAACCCGACATTATGGCAAGCGAGGAAAAGCGCCGGACGGGCTTTACTTTTGAGGCCGACGTTATCAGCGACACGGCCAGCGATATCAGCATTGAGCTGCAGCTGAGCGAGCGCGTGATCGTGAAGCAGGCCGACGACGGGCTGCACGTAACCCACGTCGGCGAGAACCCGCTGCCGGAGAATGACGCGCGGCCGGTGCAGCTTTACGTTAAGGGCGAGCTGGTCAGCGAGTTGCAGGCATGAGCGAGCTGCAGCTGGTAAATGACCGGCTGGAGGCGCTTATCAGCAGCCTGTCAGCCCCGGCACGTAAAGAAATGGCGCGCAGCATTGGGCGCAAGCTGCGTGCGAGTCAGCAGCAGAACATCAAGCGGCAGCAGGCACCTGACGGAACGCCGTTTAAGCCCCGTAAAACGCAGCCGGTGCGCAGCAAAAAAGGCCGCATTAAGCGCGAGATGTTTGCAAAGCTGCGCACGGCTAAATATATGAAAACGCAGGCCAGCCCGAATGAGGCCGTGATCGAGTTTGCGGGCAACGTGCAGCGCATGGCCCGCGTACATCATTACGGGCTGCGCGACCGGCCATCGCGTAAAGGTAAAGAGGTGCAGTACGAGGCTCGCCCCCTGCTGGGTATCAGTGACAGCGACATGCAACTGATAGAGCAGGAAATCATTAACCAGCTTTCGCGCTGATCTGTCCTGCCATTTATGAGCGGGCGGCGATTCGTTGCCGCTACCTCATCCCGCCATGAAACTAGCGCCATGAACGAACAACTTGCAGAAATTCAGCGCCTGCTGCGCAACCTGATCCGCATCGGAACCGTGTCGGCCGTCAATCTCGATGGCGGGCTATGCCGTGTCGATACAGGGAAAAACACTACCGGCTGGCTGCACTGGCTGAGCGCCCGCGCGGGTAAAACCCGTTCATGGAATGCGCCGTCAGTGGGCGAGCAGGTTCTTGTTCTGTGCCTCGGCGGCGAACTCGATACCGGCTTTGTGCTGCCGGGGATTTTCTCTGATGACAACCCGGCTCCGTCTGCCTCTGCCGATGCACTGCACTGGTCATTCCCTGACGGCGCAGTGATCGAGTACGAGCCGGAAACGGGCGCACTGGCCGCAACCGGCATACAGACGGCAACCATCAAAGCAGCGGTAAGAATCCTGTTCGACTCGCCCGAAGTGGAATGCACAACGCTGCTTAAAACTGCGCAGCTGGAAGTCACTAAGGGCGGCACGATGAAAGGCGACGTGACACATACCGGCGGCAACCTTTCCTCAAACGGCAAGGTTCTGCACAAGCATAAACATCTTGGCGACAGCGGCGGCCAGACGGGGGAACCGATATGACAACCGCGAAATATATCGGCATGAACCGGGAAACCGGCGGCACGCTGACCGACCTCGATCATATCCGGCAGTCTGTGCGTGACATTCTGCTGACCCCGCTCGGCACCAGGGTGATGCGTCGTCAGTATGGTTCGCTTTTATCCGCGCTGATTGACCAGCCGCAAAACGAGGCACTGCGCCTGCAGATTATGTCGGCCTGCTATATGGCGATCCTGAAATGGGAGCCGCGCGTAAAGCTGACCGCCATCAGCTTTGAGTCGGATATCAACGGCGCAATGGTGGTTGAGCTGTCCGGCAACCGCACCGACAGCGCGCAACCTTTTTCCTTAACCGTTCCTGTGAGCTGAGACTATGGCAACTATCGACCTGAGCCAGCTGCCCGCGCCCGATGTGGTGGAGTCGCTGGACTATGAAACCCTGCTGGCCGAGCGAAAGGCAACGCTGATTTCCCTTTACCCGGCTGAACAGCAGGACGCTATCGCCCGCACGCTGACGCTGGAATCGGAACCGGTCGTCAAGCTGCTGCAGGAAAACGCCTATCGCGAGCTGATCCTGCGCCAGCGCATCAATGAGGCGGCAAAGGCTGTCATGGTGGCGTATGCACTGGATGGCGACCTTGACCAGCTCGGTGCTAACAATGGCGTACCCCGCCTGACCATTACCCCGGCCGACGATACAACCATTCCGCCCACCGCCGCCGTGATGGAAAGTAACGATGATTTCCGGCTGCGCATCGCCTCGGCCTTTGAGGGGCTGAGCGTGGCCGGGCCGACCGGTGCATACGAGTATCACGCCAGAAGTGCAGACGGCCGCGTAGCCGATGCTTCTGCCATCAGCCCGTCGCCTGCAGTGGTCACAGTGACAGTGCTTGCGCGTGAAGGTAATGGCGTGGCGGGCGACGATTTGCTGGCCGTGGTTAACGCTGCGCTCAATGACGAGGACGTGCGCCCGGTTGCCGACCGGGTGAGCGTCCAGTCAGCAAAGATTGTGAATTATGAAATCGTGGCCGAGCTGTACCTCTATCCGGGACCGGAGGCAGAGCCAATCCGCGCCGCCTCTGAGGCTAAGCTCGCCGCCTTTGTCAGCGCGCAGAAGCGCCTCGGCCGCGACATTCGCCTGTCTGCACTGTATGCCGCCATGCACGTTGAGGGTGTGCAGCGCGTTAACCTTATCAAGCCTTCTGCTGACGTGGTGCTCGACAAAACGCAGGCCGCTTACTGCACAGGCTACACGCTGACCGTTGGAGGCTCGGATGAGTGAGCGCCTGCTGCCGACCGGATCATCAGCGCTTGAGATTGCCGCCGCTGAGGCGCTGGCAAGCCCTGGCGCGATGAGCGTGCCGCTGCGCCAGTTATGGAACCCGTACACATGCCCGGTGGAGCTTCTGCCCTATCTGGCGTGGGCGTGGTCGGTTGACCGATGGGATTCAGACTGGCCTGAATCGACAAAGCGCGCAGTTGTTGCCGCCTCGCAGTACGTGCACCGGCACAAGGGCACGATAGGTGCTATCCGCCGCGTCGTTGAGCCGCTGGGCTATCTCATCAAGATAATTGAGTGGTGGAAAACCAACGAAGCGCCAGGCACGTTCCGGCTGGACGTGGGCGTACTTGATACCGGCATTACCGAGGAAATGTATAACGAGCTGGAGCGCCTGATAGCTGACGCCAAGCCCTGCAGCCGTCACCTTATCGGCCTGTCCATTAATCTCGATGCTAACGGCATGCTGCCGGTCGCCGTTGCCAGCTACAGCGGCGACGAGCTGACTGTTTACCCTTACACCCCTGAACTTATCAGCGTCGGCGGGCCGGTCTATTCTGGCGCGGCGGTGCATCTTATTGACCTGACGGAAGTGAGCGCATGACGACTAAATATTTTGCCCTGCTGACCAATCAGGGCGCGGCTAAGCTGGCGAACGCCGCCGCACTCGGCACGAAAGTGAACATTGCCTCTATGGGTGTCGGCGATGGTGGCAGCACGCTGCCGACGCCTGACGCGGCGCAGACTAAGCTCATCGGCGAGAAGCGTCGCGCGCAGCTTAATTCCCTGACCGTTGACGCGGCAAACAGTAGCCAGATTATCGCGGAGCAGATTATCCCCGAAAGCGAGGGCGGTTTCTGGATCCGTGAAATTGGCCTGTATGACGCTGACGGCGTACTGATTGCCGTTGCTAACTGCCCGGAAACCTATAAGCCGCAACTGGCTGAAGGCAGCGGCCGGACGCAGACCGTGCGCATGATTTTAATCGTGAACAGCACAACAGCCGTCACGCTGAAGATTGATCCGTCAGTTGTGCTGGCGACGCGCAAATATGTTGATGACGCTGTGATCGAGGTGAAAGCCTACGCTGACAGCGTAATGAAAAAGCATACTGACGCTGATAATCCACACGGCCAGTACCTGCAGATCGCAAATGCCCTGGCAGAAATCAAAGGCGCCGGGCTGATTGCTGACGTTCTCAAAAACCTCGGTTTAACAGAAAAATTCTCAGGGCGTTTTATTGGTCAGCAGATTTTCACTACGCCGGGCGCGATCAACTACAAGCCCACGCCT